TTGCATCCTGTCTATGATGACCTGGCAGTATTTTGGATCGAGTTCGATGCCGTAGCATTTTCTTCCGAGTTGATGGCAGGCTACCATTGTGCTTCCTGATCCCAAGAATGGATCTCCTACGATCTCGCCTCTCTTTGAGCTGTTCTTTACCAGGTCTCCTACTAGTGGGATAGGTTTCATTGTGGGGTGCACGTCGTTCTTTGACGGTTTGTCGTGGTGTATGATCGTGCTTGCTTCTTCGTTGACTTTTTCGAGGAGCTTTATGAGCTCCTCTTTCTTCATCTTGCTGAAGTCTACCTCTTCTTCTATTACTGTAGGGTTTGTTCTATCGTTTGTGAAGTAGTGTCCTGCTCCTTCTTTCCATCCGTAGAGGATTGGTTCGTGTTTCCATTGGTAGTCTTGTCTACCGAGGACGATGCTGTTCTTTACCCATATCAGGCACTGCTTGAGGAGCAGTCCGCTTCTTTGCCATCCTAGACGGAAGGCGTTGCTTGCGCTATCGGCGTGGAAGACATACCAGCCTCCGCCCTTCTTTGTTTTGTGTGCGTTTGCATCGTAGAAGCCCTGGAGGAACTTTAGGAAGTCCTCGTCACCCATCTTATCGTTTTGGATCTTCAGGCCGTTGCTTCCTTCGTAGTCTACATTGTATGGTGGATCTGTTACTACCAGGTCGTAGTATTGTTCGCCTGTTAGTCGCTCGACGACGTCGTAGGACGTGCTGTCGTCGCAGATCAGACGGTGGAGCTCCTCATCTGCCTTGTGGAAGGTTATGAGGTCTCCTTGCTTAACATATAGCTCCGTCTGTTCTGATGCTTCGTAGTGATCGTCTTTTGCTTCTTCTTCATCGAGCTGGGCCCAATCCTCGGGGAAGTCCATTCCCCAATCAAGGAGCTCTTCTGTGTTCCATTCGTTTGCTAGCGCATCCCAATCCCATTCTCCAAAGCTGGAGTTGTCCTTGATGATGAACTGTTTCTCTTGGTCCTCGGTGAGGTTGCTTGCTTTGATGATGGGCACCTCTTTGAGGCCTGCTTCCTGGCAGGCTCTCAATCGCATATTCCCTCCGAGCACTATCATATCGTCATTGACGACGATTGGGCGCAGGTCGAGCATCTCCGGAAATTCCTTGATGCTCTTCACTAGCTTTTCGAACTTGTGTCCCTTGATTGTTCTCGGGTTGTTTGGGTTTGGCTTTACGGTACCAATGTTTACTCTTTCCATTATAAAGTGTCTTCTATATAATAACTGTCAATATCGTTTTTGTCCAGGAAGAAGTGTTTGTAGCGTTCTAGTGCCTGTTGCACTTTCTCTCGTCCTGCGAGGTAGAACTCCTCGCTGACGTGATAGACTCCGATGTCTAGGCTGCCCTTGTCTATGGCAGCGAAGTGGAAGTTCTCGTAGGGTATTCCGAAGAGGTTGCAGTAGAGGTAGCATTGCACATCGTATCCGTACTTGCGTGCGCTGTACCTGAAGGCGTTCAGATCCGTTGTGGTTTTCAGATCGATGATGTGGCCGTTCTGTATAATGTCGGCCTTTGCTCTGAATGGGTATCCGCCTAGCATATCGACGCAGGGCACTTCGAACTGTGCGCCCTGGAGGAAGGATAGTATCTTTTCGTTCCGGAGCATCGCATCCTGCAGCCTCCGGATCTCTTCCTCTTCCTTCTTTGTGATCACCTGGGTGTTCATCTCCTTGGCTTCTTTGAAGGCTTTAGCGTTTCTACTTTGTACATCCACTACTTCTACATCATCCATCTTGTGTGGCTCGAGTATTGCCCAGTGGAAGAGCTTACCTATCAGCAAGCTCTTGGTGTCCTGCTGTGCATACTTCTGCATATAATGGTAAGTCTTTGGGCTTTGTAGTAGTTGCTTTAGGCTGCTGCTTGATAGAGCAGCCTTTCCAAGGTATCCGTAGTAGTAGTCGTCTTCTATGGCTAGCTCTTCTAGTATTAGCTTTTCCTCCTTGCTTCCGTCCAGGAGCCTGATCATCTTTCTGCTATAAGCCATATCCACCGGTTGGGGCCCACTGCTCGAGGAGGCCGTTTACAATTCCGAATACCATTGTTGCGAGGAAGAAGACTATCAGTCCTCGGATCACATCTTTGTAGGTGTAGTGTTTCATCGTTAGTCCTTTTTGTTTGCCCTAATTACGTAACTATTAAGTTACTACGCAAATTTATTTTTCCTCGTCGAGTCTTGTTGCTAACTCGATTGGTAGCATTGTGATCTCTTTCTCTATGTTTCTGCGATCCGGGAAGTCTGTCTTTCTCGGTAGGTACTTCATTTCCCATTCCAGGTCCTGGAGTGCCGACAGGTTAAAGGAGTATATTCCCTCCGGTGTGCTGTTTATATAGAATGCCCTGGTGCCGTACTCCTGCGCTCTTTTTATAAGCGCATCGTACTTCTTCTTTTCTAGGATCAGGTCATCGTAATGTTTTCTCCGGCACTTAAGCTCGATGTCCATCTTGTATCTCAATGAGTAGCAGTCGAAGCTGGAGTATTGCTTCTCGCTTTTCTCAAGGTCCGGAATGTAGCAGAGCTTGATTATGTTGTACAGATCAAGCTCCTTCATACTGCCTGTATACTTTCTTTAAGTCTTGCAGCACTTGGTTCCATTCTCTTGGGTTGCAGCTACAGGGTACGTAGAACTTATGTTCGAAGACACGTGCGTGGATCAGCGCTAGTGGTTCCATCCATTTCTCGTGTACCTCTCTTCCATTGAATTCTTTGTAGAATTGTTTTAGCGTTTCGTGCTCACTCTGCTCCAGGCAATTGATCTTGCTTTTGTAAGGGAATAGCTTGTTCAGCTTTTCCTTGCGAGTGTCGCAGCCGCAATCTATTCCTGTGGTCTCACTGAACCATTCTACAGCAGCTTTGATTCCTGTTGCTTCAGTCACCTTTTCTACTGTGTCTCCGAGTCCTTTAGATTTCTTTCTTGTAGTCTTTGTACTCTTCTTCGCACGTGGCTTTGATTGTTTCTCTGACATTCTTTATCGTGTTAAATATTGAACTTGAGCTGATCTTGCTTCCTTTACTTAATTGTCGGATCGTCTCTCCTCTTCCGTAGTAGATCTCGAAGATCTTTTTGTCATACCAATGCAGATCTTCGATGCATTGGCTCATCTTATCTAGGAGCACCTCCAGTGCTTCCTTGTCGTTTTCAGGTTCTTCATCTATTGCTAGATGTAGTGTAGTTATATCTTGTGTGGGTACTTCTGCTTTCTTGTTGTCGTAGAACAAGTTACGGAGCGTGATGTATACGTAGAAGAGGTAGGTCCGTTCTGCCGGTATGAATTCTTTGGTTTGCGATATGTTGTACATCTTAATGTACATATCCTGCACCAGGTCTTCGGCATCTTCTGTGTCGAGTCCGAAGCTGTAGGCCATTTGTAGCCAATCGTTATGTTTTGCTGAAAGCAGCTCTAGCAGTTCCATTAGGTATTGTGTGCAATAATCTTACCATCACGGAACTAATATACTGTTTTTCAGCAAGTATGCAATAAAAAAATGCAGCCGTTGTTCACAGCTGCACTCTATCCATTAGGTCTTCTATCTTTTTCTTGAGCTCTTTGTTCTCCTTTTTCAGTTGGTGATTGTCGATCTTTAGGTGTCCGTTCTCAATCTGTGCTTGGAGAATCCTGGTCTCTATTTTCTCTATCGATGTTATACAGAAGCTGATTGCCGTGTAGAGTTGTTCGAGTTGTAGTACCGCTGTATTGTTCTCCTTGTTGTCTTGCATCATTGCGCCCAGGATCAGGAGTTGTTCCCGGAGTGCCATCTTTGCGAATCCTTTCATTCTGATGTTGTATTTCCCTTTGTAAGTGTACGATTGCTTTGTGCAGGTCCTGCGTCATTGGATTGCCGGGCTTCTTCCCGGCTCTCATCAAGTACGTCAGGGCCGTTCCTATGTTGTAGTTGTCCTCGCTAAAGTCGAGGACTACATCCATAGCTTCTATGCCTTTGTATTTTCCTTTGTAGTATTTCATTCCGGTGTTCCTAGTTCTTCTTGGATGCGTTCTTCTACGATGTCAAAGAAGTCTCCGTAGTTGAGTTGTTGCTCGCCGATCCATATGTTGCGGATCTCGTAGCTTGGAGCGATGTAAGGCAGGTCGTAGCTTCCTTCCTGGCCTTCGTCGTACCATACCATTGCGTAGACGTCTAGTCCGTCTATGTCGAAGTGATGTGTGTAGTCTTTCATTTTCCCTTTGTTTTTAGCCAATGTAGTACAGTTACTATTCAAAGTCAACTAATCCTCGAACAAATTCTCGCTCGTCTGGAGCGAGCTTTCCTCGCATATACATCTGCACCAGAATGTCGACCATTCTCTTGTAGTTATGCTTGTTGATAAGCATCAGCTCCGTACCGGCATTGTCCATAGATCTTCTATATCGTTTATTGGTTTGAGATCGCTGTTCTTGATCTCGTATGTCGGTGCCTTCATTTTGAACTTGGTACCGTCGTCTCTGTATCGGACGCTTCCTTCCGGGAAGAAGTCAGCGACCTCCAGGAGCGTTTGCTTGTCCTGGTATCCGCAGATTGTCAGTACGCTTGTTGTTTTGTTGATGCTGCAGAAGACGTAGTAGTCGCAGTTGAAGTCCTGCTGGTAGGCTATGAAGTTATTCACGTAGTGGTCCTGGGGATCTACCGTTCTTCCCATTGTTTTGATGTCGACCTTGGATCCTGATAGAATCAGGTCGTATCCTCCATCGAAGCCATTGAGCTCTAGGACTTCTATTCCTAGTAGCTCCTTGACTGTGTATTCCCCAAGGAGACCTACGTATTGTTGCTCCTGGGTTCCATCGCCTCGACCTCGGTTTGCTACCGAATGCTTCAGTAGAGCATTCCATATCCTGATCTTCAGGTTCTTGTCTATGTTATAGCTTACCATTGATCGTATCTGCAAATTTCATTTGTGCTCGGTAGTCGTTTATCATTTCTATTGCGTCTTCCAATCCGTATTGGTATTGGTAGTGTGCGTTTTCTTCTTGCGCTCTTTGTAGCGCAGCGTCAAGCATTATGATTGCTTCTCGTAGTACTTGGTCTCTAGTCATTCTCGATTCCGTTTTCTTCTAGGTCTCTATTCATTAATTGTGTCAGCTTGTCCATCACATCTTTATTAGGCGCAGCCTGCGTTGGTACTTCCTGATCAGAAGTGCGCTGTTAGTAATTTGGTTTTGCAGCTCCGGCGTCCAGCCGAAGCGGCTTGCTTGAATCGTCATATTGACGTTGTCAATCATTAGCATCTCCAGGTACTTCTGTATCTCCCGAATGTGTTTCCTTTTCCGTATCATTAGCTTTCTTTATTGCCCTTTGTTTATATATCTGTTCTGCTATCTTATCTCCGATGCGCTGCATCGCTCTGCGTCGTCTTCGGTTAGGTTTGTGATCCTTCATCTCTCTTTGGTGTTAAAGGTTTC